CCTCCCTTGATTGTGCGACTTGTTGCGTGCCGAACAGCTTGTCAACGAGCCGCTTGCGGTATTCGTCCAGGGACAATCCCAGCGCCTCCGCGTTGCGGTCCATTTCCGCCTCGAAGTCCTCGCCGCGGTCGGCATAAATGCTCGGCAGCGAACGCTGGCCGGTTTCCAGTTCCACCCGGCGTGCGTTGGCCGCCTTGGCCGGATCGATGTCGTCGAGGCCGTCCCAGTGGAACACCACGTCCCATTGCGACAGCGGAGGCGTACCGCTGAGCAGTCCCTGCGGCATGTAGCCGGGAATCAGAATCGCCTCATCGAACCACGCGCCGAACAGGCGGTAATTGCAGAGCTGGTCCCACTCCTGCCGCTCCACCGAAACGGTCCGAGCGTAGGTGAGCCGATCAAGCTTGCCGCTGGCGAAGTTGAATCCGCTACTGTCGTGGGCCCCGACGTTGTACGGCATACACAGTGCCGCAAATGCCTCTGCGAGAATCTCACGCTTGAACTCGCCGTAGGTGGTCGTGGGGTGCTCGGCCCGCACCTGGCCCAACTGGTAGCCCTCCGGCAAAACCGTCACCATCCGCTGGGACAACTCGAAGACGTCCAGCGGTTCCGGCGAGATGCCGTCGCTGTCGTCGGCCGCGTAGCCGTCGCCGGGAAGCTGAGCGGTCTGGATGACGGCAGCAAAATCGGCTGCGGTTTCAGCCGCGGCCAATGTGGCGAGCGTGAATCGACGTAACTGACTGAACAGCGCCAACGCGGGCGTCAGTTCAGGAATGCCTCGGTGCTGCTCCGGCCGGTCATGGCGAAACAAATGCACGACGTCGCGGGCAGGATACCACTGAGCCTCGCCGAACACGCCCCACGTCATGCCGCCGGGATGGTGATTGAGTACGCTGTACCGCACCGGCTCGCCGTCATTGTCGAACTGAATGCCGTCCACTTCGTTGTCGCCGAACACGGCCTTGGGTGTGCTGAGCCGGTCGCACTCGATCGGACGCAGGAACAGCTTGACCGGCGTCGGGAGTTGCCGGCGGGTGGTCAGAATCGCCACCGCTTCGCCGTCGACGGCTTTGGCCCGCCGCATCGTGCGGAGCCGGTCGGCCAGCCGCACCTCGCGTGCCCAGGACAGCCACTCGTGCTCAAGCCATCGGTCAGCCTCTTCGTTGCCGCTGTGAATCTGTACGCGGGGACCAGTGCCAATGACGTCGGCCGCCAGCGTGTCGACCATCGAGCGGCAATAGCTGTTGTTGGCCGTCTCGTACCGGCTGCGATTGCGTAGCCGCGTCCGCACGCCTGGATTGTTCGCCGTGTCGGACGATAGGCCGTCGGCGTTGTTCCAGTGCCGCATGTTCTCGTCGGTCGTCTGCGCGGCGTCGTAACGCGCGAGCAGGTCACCGAAGCGGTTGCGGCGGGAGCGTGCGACCGGCCGGCCATACTGGTTGAGGATCGCCATTAGATCGACCCTCCCGGCCGGATGCGGCCCATGCGGATGGGGAGCCGGCGGCTCGCTGCGGCGCCCTGCTTGGCGAGATGCTCGGCGAGCGCAATCTGGCTGCGCAGATCATGCTGCCGCATGGAGCCAGCATCATCGCGTGCCTCCGCCGGCCCGAGTGCGTTGTCGAGGATGGCGTCGTCGAGTTGGTTCTCGTCGCTCATACAGGCCACCGTAGAGGATGGCCCGCAAAGCAAAGGGCGCGATTTACGCCTTAACGCCTATTTTGTCGAGATTCGTTCCAGATATGGAACTTCTGCTACTTCGATCCCCCGATCCGCTCGAACGTCGTGAACCGTTTGCCGCAATGCTGGCACGTGCGGTATCGCAGAATCCGCCCGTGAGAGAGGTGCTTTGTTCGCTGTACCGGCACCCAGCGAGAATGGCACCGGGGACAGTACAGGCCGGCATCCGGCTTGTCGTGGATTGTCATGCGATCCTCCGTTGCCGCTGCATTTCAGACAGCTTCACACGCTTCCGTGCGGGCGCCGCCGTGTCGATGACGGTGGACGCCTTGGCGCCCAGCATGGACGCGCCCACCGCGCAGCCCACCAGGCAGTCGAGCCAGTGGTTGTCCTGACCCGGCCGTTGCTTCCACTCCTCGACCCGCCGGCCACGGCCTTGCGTCTCGACGGGAAACTCCGCCGCCATGTGGTCGGCCCACAGGCGGTGCTTGCCGGGGTCGTTGCCGAAGAGCCCGACGGCGCCGGGGTCGGTCACCGGGGTGGCGTAGCCGTCGCGCACGCGGCTCTTCCAATAATTCACGTCCGCCAGCACGACCCGGTGGCGGTGGGTCTTCTGGATGAACAGCCCCCAGTAATGGCCGCGGCGGTCCGACCGCTTGTGCTGCCATTCGACCATCGGCTTGTCAGACGCCTTGATACTGTGTCCTCGGCTGCACACGGCAATGCCGGGCCGCACCTTATCGAGAGCCAGAACCGCCTGCTCGACCACCCGCGGCAGATAGCCGCAGTCGATCAGCAGCCGGCCCACGGGGATCGCCATGCCGTCATCCCGCCGGAACGTCCTCGTGAGTAGCTCTGTGCCGACGTGGACGAGTCCCGCCAGGATGGCTGCCTGCTTGCTGGTGTCCGGTCCGGCGGCCTTCTGTAGCGTCCTGGTGGCCTCACGCAGGCTGAAATAGGCTTTTCCTTGCTGCGGATAAACGCCATAGTCCACCGGCCCCCCGGTAAAGTTCGGCTGCCAGGCACACGCGGCCCAGTAGAGCACCGTGTCGTGGACGTCGATGAAGGCCGTCACGTATTCCGCGCCGGCCGGGACCGTGTTGCGTCGCGAGCCGTTGAGCTTACCCAGCACCTGGTCGCGGGTGATGGCCCCGAGGGTCTTCAGGATCGGCACGGGGTCGTTCTGGTACTCCGAGGCGTAGGCGATGGGGTTGTCGATTTTGAGGTTCATCACGTATTGGACCGCCGACAACTCATCCTCGTTGAACCGCTCGGGCCACGCCACCACGGCGCCCGCGTCCATCGCCTCACGATGCCGCCGGTAATAGTCCGTTGCCAACTTGCCGCCGTCGCCCGCGTCATGGCCCCGCCGGCGAAGCTCCGAGTACTCCTCCCATCGTGCCGAGTCGGTCGGCTCGTGATAGCACAGCCGCGTAAGCTGGCCCTGCCATTCGGGGTGCAGGGTGTGGTCGAGCAGGCGGCACGCCAGGTCGTCCGGTTGAATCACCGTGCAGCAACACATCCCGGCGATTTTCTTCCGCGGTCCGGCCAGGCCGAGAACCGCTGAGCCGATGATACGTTCTCGCTTTTCGCACTGGTCGAGCGATGCGGCCGAGGCGTCGGTTTGTGGGTCGTCGAGCAGGGCAAGGTCGGGCCGGAGGGTGTTGCCCTTCTGGTCCTTGAACTTCGCCCCGCGGATTTTGCCGGTGATGCCCGCCACTCGCAGGATGGCCCCGGATGCCTGGCTGCCACGGATGGTAGGCAACACCACCTGCTTGGCCGTCCAGTCCATGCCGGTCCGCACGCCTTGGTAGGTCTGCCCGGCGGCACGCTGGTGGATGCCTTCGAGTGCTTGGACAGGAAACACCACCTCGGGATAATCTTCGAGCAGCAGTTGGCTGGTTTCGATTTCGGTCTTGATCGATTCCAGCATATCCTCCGCCGCGCCTTCGTCCGCCCCGACGAGCTGCACGAAATGGCGATGGCCGGCCAGCATCGCCCACATAGCCGCCCCCTCGCACATGGACGTCTTGCCGGAGCCACGTGGCATCGCCAGTGCGAACAGGCCGCCGTGGATAACGGCGTGGGTGAGCCGCTCGATGGCCTTGGTGTGGTCCGGCGAGAACGGCAAATAAAACGTCGCGGGCAGGTAGGTCCGCAGCCAGAACTCCAGATCGGTCAGGCCCCGGCTTTTACGTGCCGGGTTGACGACCGGCGGGAGCGGGCCAAGTTCACGGCCGGACGTGGAGAGCCGCTGCTGGCGTTCTCTCGCCCGCCGCTTGTGGTCCTGGTATTGTGCCGAAGTTTTATCCATGCACGCCTCACGGCCCATCCTGCTTCGCCTGGTGCAACGCCTGTTCCAGTTCCACGATGCGGCCCACGGCCAGCCGGCAAAGTTCGGCCAGGGGGGCGTCCCCGTCGTGCAGGGCCAGCGGGGAAAGCTGCCGTTTCGCGGCCTCGTGGTCTGCCGCCATGATGGAAGTGTCGGCTGCTTGCTCTTTCGCCTGGGCCTCG